ATTGCTGAAGTTTATGCTGCAGATGATGCTAAGCAAAAGTTTGTAAATGACTTTGTTTCTGCTTGGACCAAGGTGATGAACGCTGATCTATTTCTTAAGGAGAATAAGTAAATGAAAAGTGCAATGTTCTATCTATTACATTCAACAGCAATTGTTGGCTTAATGATTGGTTCATATTTTTATGGGCTTAAGCAAGCAGCAAGTAATGCAAAAGAAAAGCTAATTAAACGTAAATAATAAAAGTCCTGGGTATGACTAAAACTGCCCAAAATAAACATCTGTAACTCAATTGGTTAAGCCACCGAAGCCACATTAGGCTATTTTTAGGTTAAAGCCCTAACTGGTGTATTTGACATACCTTTCCAGAATCTGTATAATTATAATATAACTACTAACAAAGGATCAAAATGAAGAAAATTGCTTTTATAGTATCGTTGCTTTTACTATCTGGGGGCTTCACTCCAGCACAAGCAGCACAATGTAAAGATGGAACATACTCATCCTCTACTGGCAGAGGAACATGCTCTGGCCATGGTGGTGTTGCATCATGGGGAAATGCTCCTGTTAAGTCAATCAGCAAGGCAGCAGTAGAAGCAAACCTAAAACGACAACAAGAAATAGCAAAAGCAGCAGCAATTAAAGCAGCAGCAGATAAAGCAATTAAAGCCAAAGCAGATGCAGCAGCGAGACTGCTTGGATTTAAGAATGCAGCAGATCAAGTTCAGTCAGAAAAAATTGCAGAGCAAAAAAGAATTGCTGCTGAAAAGGCTGAACAAGAACTGATTGAAACAGAACTAGAAATTGCAAGAATTAAGGCTGAAACAGATGCTGAAATATTGCGAATTCAAAATGCCAAAATTTTAGAAGATAAATTACAGGCTGAAAGAGTTGCTGCACAGGACAAACTTGCTGCTGCCAATAATGCAATTCTATTAGCAAAGCAAGAAAAACAATTAAACCCTAATAATCCAAGACAGTATGTTGTTGCATCAACTAATCTTATGATTTGCAATGAATTTGGTGGGACTAACACAAAGCCAAATGGTTGCCAAGGATTTATAATTTGTGAACAAAGCCTTGCAAATAGTGGGTATGCTGCTGAGAAAGTCTTTAATGGTCCAATGCGTAATATGATTGAATACTATGTCGCTTCAGGTCATCTAAGACAAACACCAGATAATCCATCTTGTGCTCTTATCAAGGGCACACTTACTCCAGGGAACAAATAACATGGCAATCAGATTCAGAAAGAGCATGAAGATTATGCCAGGAGTCAGAGTTACTCTTGGTAAGAATGGAATTAGCGGATCAGTTGGCACCAATGGTGCACGAGTCAGCGTTAATTCTAAGGGGCAGGTAAGGGGTACTGCTGGTTTAAACGGCACTGGTCTATCAAGTACTACAATGCTTAATGGAAAGTCTAAGTCTAAGAGTAATAAGACAACAACAAAAGAGGCTGTTCCTATCGTTACATCTAAGGATGATATTCCAAACCTAGGTATATTTATGGTAGTAGTACCATGGATATTACTTGGAGCTTTTGTTCATGCTTGGGTTGGATATGCTTGGTTAATTGTAATGGTTCCAACTTGGCTGTTTGTTAAGTTTCTTAGGTTTGCTGCTGAGTACCCTTCGCTTATTCCTGGGGTACAAGAAGAACTTGATGTTATTGCTAATGAACGAGCAACTTCGGGTAAATAAAGTTTTACATCTGTAACTCAGTTGGTTAGAGTACCTGCCTTATATGCAGAGAGCCGAAGGTTCAAGTCCTTCCAGATGTACCAAGCCTTTATAGCTCAGCGGAAGAGCGGACGGTTTCTACCCGTTAGGTCGGAGGTTCAAATCCTTCTAGGGGCACATAAAACAAAAAAGCCAGCCTATCTCTAGACTGGCTAATCTGTAAGTAGATACTACTTCTTTGTAGCTGATGCCTTCTTAGCAACCTTCTTTACAGGTGCCTTAGCAGCCTTTAAAGCCTTCTCTACGACCTCAGCATCTGGCAATAGACCAAAAGCCTTGTCGTTAGGATTGATTGCTCTAATTGCAACGGGTGCCAAAGCTGCTACAAGTGCAGTCCATAGATCCTTTGGATCTGTTACGCCTGCCATGTATAGTGCAAGTCCTGATGCAAGGACTGAACGTCCGTATGAAGCAAGTATTGCCTTTAGTTGTTCTGTATTCATATTTTCCTCCTAGGATATAACTCGTGTTAATAATGTAAAGCCAATCCATAGACCAATAATTCCTGCGACTCCCGCAAAAACTGGTGGTGCTGGTACTGGCAATTTGAATGCTGCGAACACGACACCGCATCCAAAACCTGTTAATGTTGATAAAACAACATCTTTCATTGTTTCTCCTTAAAAATTTCTAGATTTTTTTCTGTATAATTTTTTATAAATTGAACTAAGTTTTGTAACTCAGACAAAGGGTATGGATTCATTAAAATGCCATGCACGTTTTCTTTTTCTAGTTTTTGAACAAGATTGTGAAATTGTTCATGCGTAAAGTAGGCAGTATCATGTGCATAATGTGTCCTGTCTACAGCATTTAATTTTTCTTCATTTCTTCTTATAACAGGAGTCAAAGCCATCATAACATTGCTGTTAGATATATCAATTGGTCCACCCTTTTGAAATCTTTTATGCTCTTCATTCCATACTGTCCATCTTCCATTTTTATAGTCTTGATATGGAAAAATTATTTTATTATGATATTTTTTTGTTGCTTCAAGAACATACTCGTTTGTTGTGGAAACATAGAAGTCTAAGCTATTTGCTGAAGCAATGTTGTTTTTTTTCATTTGATCAATTGATTCAATATAGTCTATCAAGTAATTAGATCTATCAACACCATCACTTAAGTCATTTGGTTCTCCAACAATACCACCAAAATCTTTTTCATTTTCTTTAATGTGACCACTAATTAGGTTAATCTGAAGCCTATTACTCATTATTGAATCAATAGATTGCCCAATCATGCACAGATACTGAGGAGATATGGTGTAAGGTCTAATAGCAACCAAATATTTTATTTTCTCTGTAAGCTTAATATCTCTTGCTATTTTAGTAAAGATATCTCCTTGATGTGGTACGTATGTAAACATGACGCCATCAAAGTTGCTCTCTTCTAGCCTTGATATCAGTCCATGCTCAAAGCTTCCACCAAAATAATAAAACTTCATATCTTATTATCTCATACCTTCTGGACTTACTAAATCTTTTTTAACAAAATCACTGATCATTTTAATAATTGTATTTTTTTCTGTATTTGGTGTTTCTTCAAATATTAATACACCATCAAAACCTTTAGTCTGTAATTCATTTAAAAAGTATGTAAACTCTTCTTCTGTAAAAAATGCTTTGTCTTGTTCAGTGTATTTTGTTTTTATTTCATCTATCTCTGCCTGTGTTTTTCTTATAACTGGGCCCAAAGAAATCATGCACTCTACTTTAGACAAATCAAATCTATTTTCTTTATACCATGAATATGGAATTATAACCTTGTTGGTTTTTGTTTTTTCAAAAACAATAGAATTTGTCACTGAAACATAAAAGTCAAGATCTTTTTCTTTCATTTTAGAAATATTTTCTATGTATTCAATAAGATAGTTAGATCTTTCTATTGAAGAAGATAGGTCGTCAACATTTCCATATATACCACCAGCACTTTTTTCTTGTTCATAGATCCAACCAGTAACAAAATTAATAAGTATTCTGTTTTTAGATATTTTGCCTATAGATTTAGATATTCTTTTTAAGTATTGTGCAGATATAGTGTATGGCCTTACAGCAACCATATACTTAATATTTCTTTCTGGATTAATATTTCTTGATATTGATATAAAAGGATCATCTCCATCTGAAGAACATGGGAAAAGAATGCCAGAAAATCCAGAATCCTCTAACTGCTCTGAAAGATTTTTAAAAATAAAATCTGGAGATCTTTGAAACCAATATATGTTCATTGATCATTTTCTTCAGGAAGCAGCTTTTTTAAATCTTTGTAAGATTGAGATATTTTTTTCATTGAGTGATAATGAGGATATGCTGAACCAACTTCGCCATATTCATCAAAGTATTCTATCTCTGGTTCAATATCATTAACAAACTTTTCTATACCGTCTTGTACTTCTTTGATGTATTCATAGGCCCAGTCTCTTGAATCTGACAAAAACTTAATAAAGCTTTCCTTGTGTACATCATTATTTAAGTCATCATTATTTTTTAACGAAGACAGACTTTCAATTTTTGAATATGCAACAGACAAAACTTTTATTGCATTTCTTAATTTTAATATCTTTAATAATAAAAATATGCTAAGTATAGATGGAGCTATTGCTATAATGGATAGTACTACATACATGATTGTCATTTAATTGCCTCTCTTGAAACTAAAACTATTGCGCCTTCCATCTCTAATGCATTTTTTAATTGAACTACATACTGTAATGCTTCTATTTTTTCATTATGTCCCATTTTAATAAAATCATATTCGTTTAACTTAATAGTTAAAAAATGTTCGTTATCAATTAATTGCACTTGAAAGTCTTTAGGAGCAACTATAGAATGAAAAGCTCTACGCATACTATCTGTGTACATTACTTGTTATCTTTTCTATCTACAAAATTAAATAAATCTTCTAATGATTCCCACCCAAGATCTTCAGCAATTTCTAGTGCTGCCAAAAATATATCCCAGGTCTCATACACGTACTGCTTTGCCAACTGTGTTGGCTCTACAAGTTCGTTATCAATTAAAAATGCAATAGGCAAACCAATATCGTTATACTCAATAAAGTCTTTAAAGTATTTGTCAGACTTATAGTCCATCCAAAGTTCACCAAGTATGGAGCACATTGCTTCAAAGCTTGTTACTTCTTGTCCGCTGTTAGATCTCTCCATAATTCACCCCACTTTTCCTTTGTTCTGTGTCTGCTGAACTCTCTAGATATTTCACCATTCTCTAAGTATATACCACCCCAGATACCCCATTCTTTGCCAGATACTCCGTTGGCAAAGCATACTCTTTGAACTGGGCATGCTTGGCAAAGGTTGTCTATTATTGGTCTTACAAGCTCATCATCTTCATATTTATCAAAAAATAAGTCTGTGTCCATATCAAAGCAGGCGCCATTATCTTTCCATAGGTGCTGCTTCATATCTACACCTTATATCTATTTGGAATATCCCAGCCATTACGATCAGGTACAAATGTTTTTGCCAAATACCATTTGCCTTTACGATAGATTCCATTGATTGCAGTCTTGGCAATATCAGACTGTTTAGTTTCTACAACTGTCCAACCATCCCAGTGTAGATTATAGTTCTTTGAAACAATTTTTTCCATTGTTTGCAAATTGTTTACGATCATTTTTTACCCCTTAGTATTTGAAAATTCCTACTTCAATGTTATTTTTTTCAGCTATAGATACCAACCTTGAAGAAGGTTGCTTTGGCTTACTTAAATAAACAAGGTAGTCTACATGCAATATATTTTCTTCAATCCATGAGATAGGTAACTTAAGGAATTTTATTTTTCTACCACGTGACTTAAACCCACGCTCAGATAGATTACAAAACTCATACACAAAAGAGTTAATTGCTGCAGGACCTGCAGTATAAACAACAAACTCTTTGTCTCCTTCTTTCATCCCAGAAAGAGCAACACCCATAGCACGAAGAAAGACCTGATAATCATCAAAGTCCGCCGTTCCATGCACCGCTACTATCATCAGAATTTCCATTCTTTAAGCTATCCAAAATGAATAGCATCTTATCAATATCTCGCTTTGACATATTGTGTGTATCAACTGGACGTACAGTGTCTGCGTTGACTAAGCCTTCAGTCGTATCAGCAATATAGAACATGTTGTCATGCACCCAATACGCTTGATCTTCTATAATTAATACCCTTACGGTATTTTTTTTAACATGTTTCCTTGCCTGGGAAACAGGTTTTGGCATTTGAAAAAAATCTTTTGGCAAAAAATGTCTCACTATTTGATGTATATCACTTTGAGAGTAAACAACTTTAGCAAAAGATTTTTTGTTTCTTTTTACCTTTATTATAATTATAGGGCATATGAATGCAATTGTCAAGCCAAGAATTAATATTAATGTCATATCTACCCCTTAAGGTTAAATGGACTGGCTTGCCAAAACTTCTTTTCTCTTTCAACAATAGCACGAGACCATGCAAACCCAGCATCGCCACCCCAGGCGTTCCACATTATTTTTCCGTTAGATGGCTTGTCCCAATCTTTTCCTTGTTTATCTACTTCGTGACGGGAAAAGAAAGAGTACATTCTTTTAACAGTATCAAGAGACATTGATCTTCCTGCAACAATATCGCTTGCACGTCCCCAACCAACAGGAGTTCCAGCACCAGTTGCTAGTCCATCTTCTTTCCATTTCAAAGCACGACGAGCAGCTGCCTTCATGCCATCATTAGGAGAGTATGAGGCTGCCATTACTTATCTTTCTTTGGGTGCTTAACTGTGTAGTTGTCAATTATAGACTTGATTGTACCGTTTTTATTTAAACGAACAATCTTTCCATCTTTAATCTGTGTTGGATTAAATGATCCAGCTTTTCTTTTTGGCATTATTTAATAAATCCATTCCAGAATTTATCTATATCTATTTGTTTTTCAGACTTGTATGTTCCACCACGGCGCTTGTATTCTTGTACTACCCAAGAATTTGCTACAGCTGATGGATAAACTTCAAACTTATCTTTTGCTGCCTGAACAACTCTTGCATATAGCTTTGGATTTGATGGAGTAGATCCACCTCTACGAGGCTGAATAAATTCATCATAGTTTGGCTTCTTTGCTTTTTCCATATCATCTTCAACAACATCGTCTGATTTTCCAACAGGAACACAGTTAGGGACCATACGGCCATCCTTTTCTTTCATTCCTTGCTGCTCATATCCAACCCAGCATGCTTTTTGAATGTTGTCCCACTTGTCCATCTCTTCATCATCTGAATGATAAGACTTATACATGTTGTCATGGCCCTTGCACATTTCCATATCGCAACCGCCTGCTGCTTTACATTCCATGCATCCATCACACTTGCAATCTTTAGTATCTGTCATCTCTGCCTTGTTCATCTGGCAGACTGGACAGTTATCACAATTTACATTTAGTTCTTTACATGTAGGACATCCACAACCTTCATATGCTTTGTTTAGTGATGATGAATCGTTACAACAGTGTGACTTACCAATTGATGAGTCATACATTGCCAGTCCTATTTCTGAATCCATCTCTTCCTCTTTCATTGAGTGATTATTTATATCAATAATCTCAGCATCTTTATACATCATGCCAATGCTATATGCTGTTGGTTCCCACTTGCCATCTTCTTCTTCGTAAATTCTAACAGCCATTGCTGGATTTTCTGGTGGCATAGACTGAATTGCATACTCTGTTCCAGGAACTCCGTATACTCCGCCCTCAATCATAATGTGCTCTACCATCCCATGAACCATGCCTTCTGATGTCATGCCCATTACAAAATCGCCTTCTTTTATCATATAACGATTATATCAGAATTCTTGAGCACTTATGGCTCTTTTTAGTTCTTGCAAAGACCATTTTTCTTGCCTAGAAAGCTTTGCTATCTCGCTTGGATCATTTGATTTATTAGTAAGTGATATTAATGGGTCATCTTCAAGCAACTCTATGTTTACATAACCTTTTTCCCATAAGGCCATGAGCTCATCATTAACAAAATTAAGGTGGTCGTTATAAAGATCTGGCATTAGTTCTTTAACTTTGGGCGTAAACAGGTATAACATTTCTCCAGTTTCAGGGTCAACTCCTGCAATCTCTAAACCACCCTCAAGAATTAAGTCATCTATTATTTGACTTATAGCATCTTCATCAAACATCCATGAAGTCCAAGAATTCTTGACGAGTTTTTGCACCATTCATTCTTTTAATCTCTACACCATTTTCAATTAATATATATGTTGGTATAGATTTAATTCCAAACTCTTCTAATAACTCTATCTCTGTATCTGCATCAACATATAAAAAATCAATTATCCCTTCACGCTTAAGTTCATCTGTAATTGGTCTGGTGCGTTGACAAGGATTACACCAGTCAGCAGTAAAGTATATTACATGCTTCACTTTACTGGAACCACGCTAAACTTTGTAGACTTGCATGGCTTTAGTGCTGAAGAGATAAAATCTTTTTCCTTCTTATCTACAGTTAATGACCAACGTACCTTAATAGCTACCCAATTGGTCAAGTATTCGCATGTGTATGCCTTGTTCGTTGGCATCCACTCTGCTGGATCTTGATCTGACTTAGATCTATTTGAACCACCAGTAACTGCAATTAGATGACGAGTATCTGTTTGATCGTTGGCATACATCTGTTTCTTTGTTGTATCCCAAGCAGAAGCACCAGAATCCCAAGCCTCTGCAAGTGGAACCATGTGATCTACATCTAATTTTCCTGCATCTGTTACCTTAACGTTGTCATAGATAGATAGCCATTCGCCACCCTTGATAAGGCAACCCTTTTCAACAGTTGGCTTTACAACTGCTTCAGAGATAATTACTGCTTTGCGAGAATCGCACCCATTGCCTGTACCAATCCAGTGCTTAAATAATGTACGCTTGTATCCTGTACGAACCTCATCTGCTACCTTAAGGGTATTAACTGCTGTTTTAGCATCCTTATAAAATACTGGTCCTGCAGCTTGTGCTGTACTACCAAGCATTCCAATACTGATTATTGCTATTAATAATAGTTTACGCATTACTTTCTCCCCCATTGTATATAGTTCCATCCACGCTCATGTGCGTAGTAGATAAATACTTTAACTACCGTTTCCCAAAAGGCAATCGTTACAGAAAGACCAGCATTTCTTGTAATAACATAGGCAACAGCAACAGAAGAAAGCGTTCCCCATATGCGATAACTTAATGCCTTGGCAAATGATCTAGCCCTGGTTACTGTCATCAGATCCACCCCACTTTTTGTCAACAAAGTAAACAGCAATAGCAGCAATTATAAGTGAAATAACAACAGCAATAGCATTCTCTAACATTTATATACCCATTTCCTTACGCTTTTGTGTAGCAGAAATAGCATGAATATCTGCACCTAAATTTACCTGCTCAATCTTATAACCTACATCACGACCATATACAATGTTGGTAATGTTAGGTAGTCTTAGTACTAATGCGCTATCCATAAATTCATCTTTGGCAATATACTCTTTTACCTGATCAAATTTAAGAGGGTCCTTCTCGCTTGTGTTGTAGGTGTTGCGGACTCCAAGAAGTACTTGGTCAGTTCTCTTGCCAGCCTCCTTGTAGAGGGCGTGGTGGCCCTCGTGCCATGGCTGGTACCTACCCAGCATAAGTGTTGTAGGTGCAGACCAATCATGCAAGCCAAACTTATCAATGATATGAGATGCCTTTGCTTCTGCATCTAGGTTATGACTAATGAATGATACATCTGCATTGTCAGGACGTTCAAAAATTTTATTTGTATCTTCAAAACGACCTTCAGCAATTGTGTCCATAAATACTAGTATGTCTGGCTTGCCAAATGCTGAACGAGTAAGTTCAGTTGGACATACAAAGTCCACGATTACTGGAGCAACACCTTGCTTAGCAATAAGCCTTGCCATCTCTCCCATGCGTCTTGCTTGCTCAATACGATCTTCTGGTGTAAATCCAAGATCTGAGTTAACTGTTGCACGAACCTCATCTGCATTAAGATGAATGGCATTAATACGTTCTTTAAGTGCCTTTGCTAATTCTGTTTTACCAGAACCAGGTAATCCAATAATTTGAATAATCATTCGTGTGGCTCTTCCTTTGCTTTGTTTTCAATTAGTTTGTCACGCTCATCAACTATTGTTATTGCAAATGACATCATTTTTTTATATCCTTCTTTATTATTCATAATTTTATTATAGTGATGCCCACAGAACATAAGGTCGCCATCAATTCCTGTCACCTGAACAAGAGCCTCCGCTGCACAAGAGTCACAACGATCTGTTGCTTTTAGTACCCAACCAGATTTTATAGCTTCATCTTTAATCATTGTAGTCATAGTATACTATTACTTTCTGTTATCAGTAGAATAAAATCCACTACCGTTAAAAACTGCTCCTACATTAGAGTATACACGAACTAAAGTGCGATTGCAAGTTTCGCATGCATACCCTGGGTCAGACTCATTAATAGATCTTTCTTTAATAAATCTGACACCACAGGGCATACAGTCATATTCATATGATGCCATTATATTATTTCTTTTTCTTTTCTTTTACATACCAAACAGGAAGTTTTAATTCATCTCCAGACCATTCGTAACCTAAAGACTTTACAACAAACTTAATAATTTTAATACGCATTATTTTACCTTCTTTTTAACTTTATTTATAATTGTTTTAAAGAATTTTTCAATTTTTGGCCAAATCATTTCAAAAATAGAGTATCCAATTATTTCCCAAACAATATATCCAAGAAGTCCAAATCCTAACTTTTCAAAATATTCATACTCCCATTTTCCAGTAATAAGATATATTACACCAGAAAAAATTAATGTAGCAATAGTTACATGATATATTGTGTATGATACTGCTTTTAAAGAAGTTCTTTTGATTGATTGCATCTACTTTACCTTATTTGTTTTACTGCCAATAGATGCCTTACTTATTGCAGGCTTTGCTGACTTTTTTGCAGAATCTGCAGAGGTAGCCTTAACGGGTGTTGCTGCTAACTTATTTAGTAATGGAGCATTTTCTTCGCCAGAGTAAACTGGACGACCCCAACCAACTACAGCGTTGACTAGCTTCTTCTTATTGTTCTTTACATAACCACGAGTCTTTTCTACACACATTCCTCCATTGCGCTGGTCTCCCTTTGCAGTTCCTGAAGTGTTTCCTTCAATAACTTGAATTGTTCCGTCGCCATTATTCTTAATACAAATACCAACATGTGAAATACGATTTACACCATCTTCTGGAAAATCAAAATAAATCCAGTCTCCTGGGGTTGGATCATCATTGCGTGCATCTGACCAACGGCCTTCCTTCTTAAACTGATCTGATGCTGCGACTGTTGATGCAGACTTAGGAAATGATTTTACCCCCGCTGTAAACGCACACCATGAAACGAAAGACTGGCACCAAGGTTGGAAGTTAACCTTCATCCATGCCCCATATTTTGTTTCATTATCTTTTGGACCTTCAATGGTTCCAATTTCTTTCTTTGCAATCTCAATGATTGCCTCTACTGATCCTTTAATTGCCATGTCACCCTCCTATAGGTATATATCTATTATAGCATTAGGAGGCTTTGTGTGTCAAACGATAATGCGTTCTTACTCTATGGCAGTTTGCACATACTACTTCACATTTTGCTATTTCTTTTTTAATTGCTGCCCAAGAAAATCCATCGTGAATCATTCTTGAGATATTGTATTTTTTATCATGTAGGTGATCAAAGTCTAAAACAATGTGATTGTTAACTCCACAGTCTACACAGCCAGATTTTTCTTTTATCTCTGACAGTTTCTTTTTAAACTGCTGCTTATTATAGTGAACCAACTCTTTGTCAGTCATAGGCTTTAAGTATATCAAATAATATTAAAGCCCCACACAGGCAATTCACCTGACTTGCGCCACGGTCTCTATCCAATGGGTAACTAATCCATCACTAAGGTCCTGTGTGGGGACATTTAAATTGTACTACTTGATTTTAATTGTTTTAGGCTTTTTTTCTTCAGGAACAACACGATCAATATTAATGTTGAGCATACCGTCCTTTAGTTCTGCACCTGTTACCTCCATGTATTCACCAAGAGCAAATGATCGTACAAATTTACGACCAGCAATACCCTTATGAACAATTTCAGCATCTATTACTTCTGATATCTCACCCTTTATAATAAGTGTTCCATTATCTACTGAGATATCAATGTCTGTTTTTGTAAATCCAGCAACTGCCACAGACAATCTATATGTATCTTCGTCTAGCTTAATAAGATCATATGGAGGATATGATTGTAGATTGGTTTTGTGTGCTGTATTTAAACGACCTAGCTCCCTATTGAAGCCAATAAAAAAAGGATCATTGAAAAGATCCATAGCAAATTGATTTACCATTTTATTCCCCTTTCAAGCGAATAAGTTAATAGGCCCCATTAGGCGACCTAGTATAATTATATCAAATATTTGGAGCGAATAGCGGGAATCAAACCCGCACATTAACCTTGGCAAGGTTACGCACTATCACTATGCAATATTCGCAATGCTGGTCTGACAGGGCACGATCCTGTGACATCCGAATTAACAGTTCGGCGCTCTACCAACTGAGCTACAGACCAAAACCTTTTACTTAGATACGTAAGGATATCCTAGCAGTTTTACCAACTTAGTAACAAAATCAGTAAATGTTTTATCATTAGACTTTACGTATGATGATGCTGCAATTACTGTAGCTCCTGAAGTAGAGTCTGTAACTCCTGGATTACCATTATATTCTAAAATAGCTATATCTCCTGGAGCAACAAGATCAAGTCCAGGACCTCTGTTTGTTACTGCTGCAAAATTTGCATAGACTGTTGGTGTTTGTGGGTAAGCTGCCACGGCTCCAACTCCAATTACACCATTAACACAAGATGGAAAGCCAACCATTGTTTGTGATTTATTATTGCCAGTTGCAGCAAATGTTGGTATATTCTGTGAATTTAAAGATGCCACAGCATTAATTACTACTTTATCACTAGAACATGATAGCAAGTTGTTTGATGATGTACCTGATTGACTAATAGATACCGCATCAATACTGTACTTTGATGCATTCTTTGATACCCAGTCAATTGCTAAAGACAAAGACTGTGGTTGATTTCCTGAGTTTCCTAGCGCTGTAATATCTGCAATTCTTACAAACACGATCTTAATGTTTGGATTAACTGCTAGAGCTGCCTGTGTCATTTTATGACCATGGTAAGTAGCATTACTCATTACTGATGGCCATGCTAATGAATTAGCTGCTCCACTACCTTCCATAAAGGTTGTCTTGTTTGGACAAGACATGTTTACAGTAAAGCATACTTCATGAATAACGGCAGGAATCTTTTTTGAGTCAACTGCTGTATCAATAATTGCTAGAACCTTTTGGTCTTGTGCATGTGCTGGCTCAACTGCCATTAATGCAAGTACTGCTGATAGTGCTACTATTACTAGTTTCTTCATTTTTATTACCCCTTTTTTGTTTGTTATTGTTGTATGATTTTAAAAACTACTTGGCATGGGTCTCCGCCTTGTTCCCACTCTTGCATTTCTTCATCTGTCATGTAACTGTCGCCTTCATGTGTATTGCAAAATGGTGGCGATATCCAATTACGCTTGATACCATTTTCCATCCAGATTTCAAATTCATCGTAGTCAGACTCTATTGCCTGAATATCTTTTAATATTTCTTCAAACTCTTCGTCCATAATATAAGTATAACCTTATCCCTGAAGTATGTCAACTGGGCCGAGGCAAGATGTGCTGTATGCAACCGCTGCATTTAGTGCTAGAGTCAGACGACGCTTGGGATCTTTGTGACTCTGGGTAGAATAAAGAGAACCCATAGCGTAGTCTGCCCCAGATCCTATGGCAATAAAATCTCGCTCATAGGAAACCAATGTAAGGTCAGATGCATCGTGCTCATACAACTTTCCTTTTAAACCAATTAATAAAGACAGTTCACTTTCTTTACCGCCAATATCCCATTCACTGTAAAAAGCTTTAATAGATTTTAAAAATTTTCCATGCATAAATTTATCAGCGTTACCTTCTGGAGCTGGAGGAATAAAATTATATTGAATTATTTGTCCATCAAATGTTCCAGCAAAGCCAAAAATATATGGACCAGACTTCCATATTTTTGGTTTGTCAATAGGAACTATGTAGTTGCCTTCTGAGGCACCACGTTCACCAGCAAGATAGACCTTGCCCTCTTTCATTATTCCTGCAATACAAGTCATGCCTACCCCTAAGTCACTATATTACTAGTATAGCAGAGGTAGGCACACCTGTCAATCAAGGCTAAATATGATTAATTAGCCTTTTTGTCTACTGATTTAAAAGCATCATTGATTTCTGACAATGATAGCTTTCCATCGTCCAAAAAAGCCCTAGCCAGTCTTTCAATAACTGTTGCTACTCCCAAAAGTCCTGCAAGCATAACTGCCTGAACTGTGTCAATTCCTACTACTGCTCCTGCTCCCAAGACTGATAGTCCTGATGCTGCAAATACCGCAAGAATTCTCATTAGAATATTTGTTATTGCTTTCTGTGGGTGTTCATTCTTTGGTGCTTCTACTATTTTTTTAACTGCCATTTTATTTTTCCTTTCTTAGTGGTATTGTGATTAGCCATATTATTGTGGTTGCTAGTACTGCAATACCAACAATATCTCTTGCTGATCCTGTCAAAGTTAGCCATGCGATAAAGAAGCCAAGGAGGGTGAATGCTTGTGCAATTAATTCCATTCCTGCATCTTTAAACCATTTGATTAATCCATTTAGCATTTTGCCTAATAGGTTTATGGCTTTATTGATTATTTTCATTTGTTCCTCCTTATTACTGATGCCGCAATTTGTGATGCAATCACCACTGGGACAATTACTTCTTGCGCTTTCTCTCTCTGATCATCTGTCATATCCATACCTAATTCAGAGAAATTAGATAGGAGTTCTATTGGGTCCACTTCAAATACTGCTCCAAGTGGGTCTGATAAAAATGCTTCTGTCTGTACTTCTGTTACTGCATCTGCCAGTGTAAATGGCATTGGTGCTTCTCCTGCATCCCCTGCTCTTTCTGCGAACTCAACGAATGCTGATGCTACTGCAGGATCTGACTTCATTGCCTCTGCTACCTTTGCAACTTCTGCTGCAGAAATACCAAGGTCTTTTGCAACCTCTGATTTGGCTTCTTGTGTTAAAGACTTAAGTGTTTGACTTACTGCTGCAGTCTGTTCTACAGAAAGTTTAACTAATTTATTATCCTTGCTTGTAAGGTTTGCAATAACTCCAGATAAATCTTCTGCATTTCCTGTACCCTTTTGTGGGATCAATGCTGCTAACTCTGCATTCTTTATAACTGGATCAATATTTTCTGCTGGTTTAAAGTCTGGTCTTGGTAATGGTTTTGGCTCAGGCGCAGGAGGCTCTGGAGTAGGCTCTGGCTTTGGTTCAGGGCTTGGGGCAGGTGTAGGCTTAGGCTCTTCTGGCTTTGGCTTATCAGTAGGCTCTGGATTTGGTTTGTTTGTTGGTTCTGGTTTAGGTCCAGGCTCTGTAGGCTTTGGTCCTGGCTGTGTAGGCTTTGGTCCTGGTTCTTCTGTAGCGGTATTGTTAGTTGGCTTTGGTTCTGGCTTATCTGTTGGTGGTGGGGAAGGCTTTGGCTTTTCTGGTTCAACAGTTGGCTTTGGAGAAGGTTCTGGTTTAGGCTGGTTTGCTGCAGCAGCAGCTGCTTGTGCAATTGCTCTTTGAATTTCTCTTTGTGATTGCTCATCATAGTAACGCCATGCATCATCAATTGCACCATTTACATCATTGACTGAATTATTAAAATCATTTATGGCATTATTCTTTTCAGACAAAGCATCTGCTGTATCATTTACTGCGTTGTCATATTCAGATTCTTTATTAGTTAATGTTTGATTTAATGAATTTAGTATTGCAACCTCTTGGTTATAAACATTTAATTTGTCATTATATTCTGACAAAGCATTATTATAGTCTTGCTGTGCTGCATTTCTTGTTTCAACTGCTTGGTTATAAGCATCTGTTTGTGCTTGTGTTGGCCCAGAGCCAGAAGAAAATGTATCAAGATTACAACTAAAGTTTTGTCCCCACACTCTTGGATTTCCAGCATAGTCGCAACCTGCACC